ACTTATGTGGTTATATGGTAGTGGCTTTCCCAAGTCGCACAATATAGGTAAGGCTTTAGATAAGTATGCTGGGGTAAAAAGAAGGGTTGTTGGCAAAATAGAAGGAATGGGCTATACAAAATCAAATGTTGATCATGGAACTCAAAACAGAACACACACTACCTTTGATAAGTTGAGTAATGATGCTGTAACACCTGAAGCAAAAAGATGGGAGGGTTGGGGTACAGCACTCAAACCAGCACATGAACCTATTGTTATGGCAAGGAAACCATTTAAAGGTAGCGTGGCAAAGAATGTGTTAGAGCATGGTGTAGGTGGTATCAATATTGATGAATGTAGGGTTGGTAATGAGGAAAGAACTTACAAGGGTATGTCAGCTAACAAGCCACAAGGGGCTGGTACATTTCGAGATGATAATTGGCAACCTAAAGATATAGAAGTTACAGCTGTAGGAAGATTTCCAGCCAATGTCATGCACGATGGATCTGAGGTGGTGCAAGATGTATTCGGTGATAAATCACGCTATTTCTATTGTGCGAAAGCAAGTAAGCAAGATAGAGATGAGGGGTTGGAAAACTTTGTGGAGGCGCAGACCACCGATGGTAATATTAGAAGCAATAGTGAAACAGCTAGAAAATTTGGCGCCAACTCTGCTTTGCGTAAAAACGTTCACCCAACAGTAAAGCCAACGGAGTTGATGCGTTATTTGTGTCGCCTGGTCACACCGAAAGGTGGAGTTGTGCTTGATCCATTTATGGGTAGTGGAAGCACAGGTAAGGCGGCGGTTATGTCTGGCTACAAGTTTGTGGGTGTAGAAGTGGACGAGGAATACTTTGAGATAGCCTGTGCCAGAGTGGAAGCAGCGCATAAACAACGAGGTCTGTTTTAATGATTGATCTGGTGCTTGGAGTGTTAGGTACACTGTTTGGCTTACTTGCTTTGAGCATACTTGGGTTTATGATATATATAATAATTAATAATGATTAATACATATATGCAAAGGTTTATAAAGAAAGGGTACAGTAAAGGGTATAGTAAAGGGTATGCAGAAATCCTTTGTTTATGGGGCTTTGGACTACTAATAGTGTATAGTGTATATATATATAAAGATATTAATATTTGGTGGTTATAAGATGGTATTCTTACGGGTTACAAATAGGGTATTTAGAAATGGTTATACACTACCCTCTATACCCTGTTTAATATTATGAGCAAGTGGCAAGGCAAAGGATCTAATAAAAGACCATACAACTCTGAGGTTTTCAATCGAGAGTACGAGAGGATTTTTCAGAAAAAAACTAAAACCAAAAAGTGCAGTGAGTGTGGTAATGAATACAGATTAGATTTTTATAGAACAACACAGGTAAAATATAAAGTAATGCATCAAGATGTTTGTAAAAATTGTGAGGATTGGTAAATGCCAAAAAGAATAAAGAAGAAACCCATAGTCGATGCGCCCTTGCAGTTTGATAAGGATCAAGAACACAACTTAACTGAGATGCAAGCGAGCTTTGTTTGGCATTACACCGAAGGTGCTTGCGGTATGACCGAAGCAGCCAGAAAAGCTGGTTATGAGTTTCCCAGTCAGTCCGCTAACAAATTGTTGAATGGTAAGGATTATCCAAACGTGGTTAAGGCCATTCGCATTAAACAAGATGAGCTTGCCGAGAAGTATGCCATCACACCACAAAAGACTGGCACGATGTTATGGAAAGTTATGGAGAGTGCATACGAGAGTGGGCAGTTCAATGCTGCTGTCAGTGCTATCAAAGAACTCAATCAACTTGCTGGTTTGTCCATCAATAGATCGCAGAACATTAACATCAACGCTAACCTAGAGAAGATGTCGAGAGAACAAATCAAGGAAAGGTTAGGACAGTTGTTAGGTGCTAATTCTTCTGGCTACTCACCTAAAGATAAATAGTCAAATAAACTTCAAAATGGCCGGCGCCCGCTGTAGGCGAAAAAAAATCAAAAAAAAATATTGAGCAGTCGCAAAGCCTTTATTTATAAGGGTCTTAGCGTATGCAAACTGTTATTCCTTTATGCAACTATGTGCAACTTGTGAGCACAACAGTAACGCGGGACAAATTGGAGTCCCTTAGAACCGGTTTTTTGCCTAGATCTATATTTGGTTTTGGGGTATCACCCCATATATGACGCGACGCATACATATGTGTATATTACTGAGTTTGCCACACTAAATCATGTGAAAAACTCATCGCAAACAATTTGCAATTTTGTGCAAATTTTGAGAAACTTCTTACAACATGCATAAATGTGTTATTTTTTTTGCGGGACTCCTGCTCACCATTTTTATGGGCTGGTTAGTTTGGATAACAACAGTTATGGTTGACGAAAAAAAACGACGCCTAAAAGAAACTTCGATAAAAAAAAATGACATATAAGTTTAATAAGTTTTACTATAAGCCGTTACCCGAAAACCTAGAAGTCCGCGAAAGTGATATTGAAGGGTCTGGTGTTTTTGCAAAAGAAAAAATTGAAGCAGGCCAAGATTTAGGTATGACTCACATTAAAATCCCAATAATTCAAGGCTATGTGCGAACACCTCTCGGTGGTTTTGTAAACCACACCGAGGACCCAAACTGCTGTTTAATTGAAAAGATGGATTGGGACGACTATAGGATCTTTAATCTTTACACCATAAAAAAAATTCAACCAGGGGAAGAGTTGTCTTTAAATTATTATGCCGACGAAGACTGATATACTACCTAACCACGGCGTAACTGGTCTGTCTGTCAGCCAGGCAGATGTAGATCTTTTTTTAGATTATTTGGTTGACGCCAAGGGCACGTCTGCTCAAGTGCACGATAAGGGTAGTGAGGTTGAAGAAAAAGAAATACGGGATGCTACGATCTACTACATCGATGAAAAACAGACACGTTTGTATCAAATACTTAATAAAATAGCTTTTTCAGCCAACAAATACTTCAAATACGACATCAAAGGCATAGAAAAAGCGCAGATAATTCACTACAAAGCTCCCTCTAATGGTTACGACTACCATTTAGACATAGGACCCGAGGGTACAGCTGCAACACGCAAGATCAGCATGAGTCTTTTGCTCAATGAAGAATATGAAGGCGGCGAAATTTGCTTCCGTTCCAGCGAAAAAGAAAGTTGCACGCGTCCGAAGATTGGTGAAGTGGTGTTATTTAGCTCATTTTTGTCGCACAGAGTTAAACCTGTGACGCAAGGCGACCGTTATGTGGTCGTTACATGGTTTACGGGCCCGCCTTTTCGTTAGTATAATGAGCTATGGAACAAAAATCTCCACAAAACGTCGAATTAAATTCACCAACTAAAAATGTTGATATATTCGAGCAAGACTTTTCACCAGAGGGTGTACAAAATTTATTAGATGCGGGGTATAAACCGCAAAAGATAAATGAAATGATTGCAGATAAGTATGAGGCTGATGCTGGAGGACAAAAAATTGTACCCTATGTGCCAACTGGTGCAGAACAAAGAGTAGAAGGCTTTGCTAATATCTTGCAAGGTATAGGTTCTTTTGGTGATGACTATCTGGGGGGCTTCCTTTCATCTTTAGAGGATCCCTATCAAGCTCGAAAAATGTCTGGCAAACTTTTACGCTTGGTGGACCCTTATCAGCAAGGGGGTATAGGCGAGTTTTTACCAGGTTTTTCCTATGATTTAGCCGCGGAGCGTAAAGATCGACTAGGACAAGGCCTTAGTCTTTTAGACTTAATACCCGGAGGAGCTGTTATAGGCGCACCAGTTAAGGCCGCAGCTAGAACAGCCGCTGAGGAAGCTGCTAAAAAAACAAAAGATAAAGGAATCGCTGGTCTTAGTGAATCACAAGCTGTAAAAGAATCAGCAAAAGAGACGATACTTAAATACGCAAAAGATGACGATGGTTTTCTGTCTCCATCTTTAGAGGCTCTAATCAAAAGTGCACCACCAAATTTAAAAGGCAAACAGATTACTGAGTGGTTATCTGCAAATGCCAACAAGGGCGTCAAACCCAAAGAGTTGGAATATCTTGGTGTAGATGAGTTTGTAGCTAATAATCCGAAAGCAACTATTAGTGAGGTGCTTGAGGGCGTTAGTGCTAATAAAGTAAAGGTTGGTAAAGCTGTTTATGGAGACGAAGGTACTTTCTTGAAATTTGATGTTAACATGCCAGAACGTGATCCCATTTCTGGGAAGCCAGCAGTAGACGAACAAGTTTTAATGGAAAAAGAAAGATTACAAATGCGTGATGATTTCTCGCAAGACGAATTTGTAAGATACGTTAATGGTAGAACAACCACACGCAGAATACCTTTTAATGATATTGATGAATTAGAAGACTTTGTGAAACAAGGCAATATTACTTCTGACGAATACAATAAATTGATTGATGCCTATGCAGCAGATGTCTATAGAAAAAATCCTTTTGAAATGATTACACCAAAAGGTGATCCTGCGATAACCGAACAAAATATTTTTGCCTACGGTAATGATACCGAGGGGTATCTTATTTACAGTAATGGTGAAGACATAACTAATAAATTAGATCCACCAATGAGTAGAGCGGAGGCGCAAATACAAATACAAAATGAACTTGAAAATATTGGGTTCCGAAATACCTCAGAGGGAGCTGCTAGATACAAAACCTATATAGATGAAACATTGCCTGGCGGAGATAACTACCGCGAAGTTGTGTTTACTTGGGATAACGCTCCTGTGCGTCACGACGTAGTGGACCATTTTAGCGAAGACAATCAAATAGCTCACGCACTGGTTCGTAATCGAAAACTAGCCGACGGCAAACAAACCTTGCATGTCGATGAACTGCAATCTGACTTGCATACTAAAGGTTCAAGTGTTGGTTATAGGTTGTCAGATGCAGAGCTATATAAAATAAAACAAGAAATAGATCCTATACTCGATGGCACTTCTTTTACTTTTGTAAGACATGCTGCTGATGGGGAGCCCGGATTGGCATATCCTAGAGAAGGAGATATAGACGGATTTTTTAGTTTAGGTAATTTTCGTATGTATGCTAATGCAGACGCGACTAAAAGAAAAGATATGTTTAAGATAACTTCCGATCAGATATCGGGCAAAAGAACAACCGAATCACTAGATCCTAATCTGCCTGTTGGCAAAAAACTTTTAATTGAATTAGGTGGCGACAGACAAAAAATTGATAAATTTGTTGACACAATTAGGCCACTCATTGATGAAGGTCCAATACCCAACTATCCTTTCAAAGACGACTGGTATGTTATGTCACTAAAACAGTTATTAGATGAGGCTGTTAGAAAAGG